TGACGGCCTGTTGGCCGTGGTGTCCAACTTCCGCGAGGTCTGGGCCTTTGGCACAAACTCGATTGAGGTTTGGTACGACTCAGGCGCCACAGACTTCCCTCTGCAACGCATCCAAGGCGCGTTCAACGAGCTTGGCTGCGCGGCTCCTTATTCCATTGCCAAGATGGACAACGGCCTTTTCTGGCTGGGCCGGGATCGCCGGGGGCAGGGCATCGTCTACCGGGCCAACGGGTACCAAGGCCAGCGCATCTCAACCCATGCGGTTGAATGGCAAATCCAACAGTACAGCGACATGTCGGACGCCATTGCGTACACTTATCAACAGGATGGCCACAGCTTTTACGTGCTGATCTTCCCCACGGCCAACACCACTTGGGTGTACGACGCCGCCACCCAAGCCTGGCATGAGCGGGCCGGCTTTGTTGACGGCGAATTTACCCGGCACCGCAGCAACTGCCAAATGGCGTTCAACAACAAAGTTGTTGTTGGTGACTTTGAAAACGGCAACATCTACGCTTTTGACCTTGACGTGTACGCCGACAATGGTGAGATTCAAAAATGGCTGCGCACTTGGCGGGCGCTGCCCACGGGTCAAAACAACTTGAAGCGCACGGCCCATCACAGCTTGCAATTGGATTGCGAAACGGGCGTAGGGTTAAACCTATACCCTGCATACGCCAGCGAAAACATAGACACCGAGTCGGGGTTAAACCTTGTAGCTCAATATGTGCAAACATTTTTGGCTACTCAATCAGGCGACATATTAACTACTGAAGCCGGCGCTGGTAGTGAACCGATTGGGCAATACGAGCTATCAGATACTGACATTACGGGCTATGAAATTGTCACCAATTCATACCCTGCTGCACCAGGCTACGACCCCGAAGCCATGCTGCGTTGGTCAGACGACGGCGGGCACACTTGGTCAAATGAACATTGGTCACCACTTGGCAGGATCGGCGCGTATGGTCACCGGACGTTTTGGCGACGGTTGGGCATGACAGTCAAGCTGCGAGATCGCGTCTATGAGCTGTCCATGACTGACCCGGTCAAAGTGGCCATCATGGGGGCCGAGTTGATTATTAGCCCGACCAATGCCTAGCCCTAACGCAAATCCAACGCCTATCACACCCCCTAGGGTGCCGTTGATTGACCCGCGCACCGGGTTGATTGACCGAGCTTGGTACTTGTTTTTTCTGTCTCTCAATCAAGTTGCCACGGGAGTTATTGACGATTCTGGGCTTACGTTTAGTTCCGAGTCGCTGCTTGCGTCCTATGACGCCGCGCTTCGTGCGGTCAATCAAGAGTTGCAAACGCTGCCGCCCGTTGTTACCTTACCCGTTCCTGACGTATTGACCGACTGCTGTTCGGCTTTGGTGTCTCAGATGGCTGAGATGCAAAAACAGATTGAAGGGTTGCAATCGCAGCCCATTCTTGACATCGGCGCAGTCAACGCATCAATCGCCGCGCTGTCAACCGTGCCGGTGACTGTAACGGCAGACTTTACAGTAGGCACCAGCAATTGGTACATCAACAATAAGACCGGTTCAACCTGTACAGTCACCTTGCCAACTGCATCCACATTCCCTGGTGGGTATTTGACTTTTCAAAACTATCAAGCCCAGACGCTGGTGTCAGCGTCGAGCAACGTCGTCCCGCGAGCGGGTGGGGCGGCGGGCACCGCAATCCTCTTGGCAGTTGCAGGCAATTGGGCGACAATGGTGTCTGACGGCACCAATTGGGTCATCATGCAAGCTGCCGCTAATAACTGCCTCTTATTGGAGTAAACCATGACAGTCACCGTCAAAGTCCTTGTCCCCGCCAAAAACGTCGAGAACAGCCAGACAACCCAGTACACAGCTACTGGCGTCACGGCCATCATCGACAAATTCACCGCAACCAACTACACCGCAACCGCTGCAACCATCAGCGTCAACTTGGTCACTGTGTCTGGGTCTGCGGGCAACTCTAACTTGATCACCAAGACCAAGACGCTCCAAGCGTCTGAGGTCTATACTTTCCCCGAACTGGTGGGCCAGGTGCTGGGTGTGGGCGACTTCATCAGCACCATTGCAGGCACTGCCACAGCTATCAACATGCGCGTCAGTGGCCGTGAGGTGACATGAACGAGATCGTTAATTCTTCCGATAAAGTCAGGTTTCGACAAGACATTCTTGTCGTGCAAGACGGCTTGCAAAAGCTCATCGCGCAGGGCGCGCTGGAGTCTACGCTGGAAGATTGCACGCTCAAGCACTATTTTTCACCCAAAGATGAAAAGTACGGCTGCTGCACATACGCGCGTGAGATGATGATCCCCAAAGGCACATTGATCATTGGCAAAATTCACCGGCATCAGCACTTGAACTTTATTTCCAAGGGTAAAGTTGTAGTGTTTACCGAGTTTGGCGAAAAGCATTTAGAAGCGCCTTGCACGTTTATCTCCGAAGTCGGTCTTAAACGCGCGGTCTACGCAGAAGAAGACACGCTTTGGACTACGGTTCACATGACTGAGTTTGAGTCTGAAACTGAACTGGATAAAATTGAACAAGAAGTTATCGCACCATCGTATGATGAAATGGGCTTGATTACATCTGTTGACGCATTGCCGCAATTAACGGCGCAAGGAGAAACACTATGACATGGGGAATGGTTGCCGTAGGCGGCGCTTTGGCATATAGCGCATACACAGGTAAACAAGCGGCCAGCCAAGCTGCGGATGCACAAGTGCGGGGGACGGAGCAAGCCTCTGCCGCTCAACAAGACATTTTTAGCAAACAAGTTGAACTTCAAGCGCCGTTTCGCGAAGCGGGGTTGACGGGTCAAAATCGGTTGATGGATTTGCTAGGACTGAGCGGACGCACGGGCGCGCAAGGCTATGGCAGCGCGGCAAAACCGTTTAGTGAAGCCGACATGTATAAAGACCCCGGCTATGCGTTTCGATTGTCCGAAGGTCAAAAAGCATTGGAACGAAGCGCGGCTGCTAGGGGCGGCTTGATCTCAGGCGGCGCTATGAAAGCTGCAACGCGGTTTGGGCAAGACATGGGCAGCCAAGAGTACGGAAACGCGTTTAACCGGTATCAAGCTGAACGTGCGGCGTTGATTAACCCGCTCCAAAGTTTGACCGGTCAAGCGCAGAGTTCAGCCAATACGTTGACCGGCGCGGCGGGCAATCTAGGCGCTCAATTAGGCGAAAATATCTTGGGCGGCGCAAATGCGCGCGCATCTGGCTATTTGGGCGAATCAAATGCGTTGGCTAGTGCAATAGGTTCGGGGATAAACTTCTACGGCGGCCAGCAGTATCTTAGCCGCTTACCTGTTCGTTCATAAGGAAAGATCATGCCGATCAACCCAAACATCGCGATGAGCGGTCGCCCTATTCAGCTTGACAACCCGTTGGCTCAATACGCGCAATTCTCGCAAATTCAAAACGCGCAAAAGCAAAACGAGTTGGCAGCGTTGCAAGTAGAAGCCGCAAAGCGCGGGGCTGAAGAAGAGGTTGCGGTTAAAAACTTTTTTGCCCAAAACCCCGATTTAGCATCGCCAGAAACGCGGAATAAATTGACCGGCTTTGGTAAAACTGGGCTGGCGTATTCCAAACTGTTGTCGGAACAAGAAACCGCAAACTTAACGCGCGACCAATTAAAGCAAACCATCTACAAACAAAAACGTGATTTTGGTACGCAAGCGTTGCGGGATTTGTCGCTAAACCCTTCGGATGAAAACATCATTGCGTTTGGCCAAGACGCAGTTATTCAAAAACTGATGACGCCAGAAGAGTCTGCGGCCAAAACCAAGCAATTGCTGGGAATGCCCGTGCCCGAACGTCAAGCCTACATGGCCGCACAAGGCGCGCAGTCCAAAGAACTGATGTCATTGTTTGAGTCTAAACCTGTTCAGCGTTCTGACGGCCAGCGCAACTGGCTTGAGGAGAGCAACCCACGTTTGCCAACTTTTGGCCAAGTTGTGCGCGCGCCTATTCAGATGCAAGCCACGCCAGGCGAAGTCCTTAGTGCTACGACTGCAACGCGCGGTCAAGACATTACCGCGCGGGGACAAGACATCGGCGCTACGACTGCAAGACGGGGCCAAGACATTACCGTGCGCGGTCAAGACCTTGTTGATGCGCGCGAGTTGCAAAATCTTAAGATACGGCAAGAAGACCAACGCCGTGCGGCTGACCCTGTGTTTCAACAACAGATGGCCGACGCCCGAGCTTTTGGCGCCAAAATGGGACAAGACAAAGTATTGCGCGAAACGCAATTGCCCAAGGTTTTGGATACCGCAGCGCAAACGCTTGCTGACGTTGACGCGCTTATTGGTAAACGTGACGCCAAGGGAAGTTTGCTTAAAGGTGCTAAACCGCACCCTGGATTTGCAAACGCCGTGGGCGCGGGACTTCCGTTGCGGTTTATACCCGGTACGGATGAGTCTGACTTTCAATCCCGTTTTGACCAAATTAAAGGCGGCGCATTTTTGCAAGCGTTTGAAACGCTCAAAGGTGGCGGCTCAATCACACAGCCTGAAGGTGAAAAAGGTACCGCAGCGCTTAACCGCATGGGCTTGGCCCAAAGCGAAAAAGAATTTGTTACCGCAGCTCGCGAATTCCAAGACATTGTGCGCACGGGCGTGGAGCGTGCCAAGAAAATGGCGGGTAGGTCTGGTGGAGAGGCTGCGCCTGCGGCTGGCGGCGGCGCTGCCGATCCTTTAGGAATTAGATAATGGCCACAATAGCTGAAATTCGCGCACAATACCCGCAATATGCAGATATGCCCGATGCGGTTTTGGCTGATGCGCTATACAAAAAATTCTATTCTGATATTCCCCGTGCAACTTTTGACACCAAAGTTGGGTTAACACCTGTTGCGCCAAGCGGCACGGGCATGCCCGGCCCCCGTACGCCTGCGCAACCTAAATTGACCGGGGTTCTTGGGGTAATGGAGCAGATAGGCGCGCCACTTCAAGCAACGTCAGAAGGCATTATTAGCGGTGGTGGCAATGTTATGTTTGGCGGTCAACGCTTGTTGGGCATGGGGTTGGAAAAGTTAGGCGCAACTGATACTGGGCGTTTTCTTCAAGAAGACGCCGCGCGCCGTCGAGCTGAAGCACAAGCGCGTGTCGCGCCATTTAAAGAAGAATATCCAACCTCTACTGGGGCGGGCGAACTGGCGGCTGAAGTAGCGGCAACGTATCCTGTAGGCGGCATGATTGCTGCGCCTCTTCGCGCAGTGCCCGCCGCCGCGCCTTTGGCACAAGCTATTCGCTCGGGCGGCTTTTCAACTGGTAAAACCGTACAAAAAGGCACGCCGCTTGTAGCGCGCGCGGCTGACTTGGGTATTCGGTCTACGGGCGGCGCGATTACGGGCGGCGCTACTGCGGCAATAACCAACCCTGAAGAAACTGAAACTGGCGCAATGATTGGCGCGGCCGTACCTTTAGCAGGCACGGTAGTAAATTATTTAGCTAAGGGCGCGGGTTTTCTTAAAGACGCTTTTACCGGCCAACTTGCCGCAGTCAAAGCAGGCAAAATTTCCCGTGAAGTGGCAGGAGATCGCATCGGAGCTATTCGCGCCGCTCTTGCCGCTGCACCAGACGACTTGACCGCCGCACAGGCTGCGGCTGGCGTACAGAAAAATGCGTTTCAAGCCTTGGGTGCGTTTGCAGGCAAAACAGACGATATATCGTTAAAGCTCAAACAACAAGCTGCAGATGATATTGCAGTGTTGCAACGCATGGCTGAAGGCGGCAACGAAACGGAGGCACGGTCAGCGTATGAGGCGTCAATCAAACGACTAAACCAACTGACGCAAGACATGCGTAATGTTGAGTTGGGCGCAGCCAATCAAGCGGCGCAAACAATCAACCAGTTGGCACCACAGATGCAACAACGCCAAACGGGCATGGTTAACGCGCTGCGCGGTGGCATTCCTGTTGGCCCACCATTGCCGGGCCAAGCCGTCATTTCGCCGGTAACGGAAGCTGCGCAACAAGCAGCAACAGCCGCTAAAGGCAAGCCAGGCTTTTTGACCGCTGGCACGCGCTCACAAGAATGGCAACAAACGTCCGACATTTTTGCTGACATTGCCAAACAGCGCCGCGCCGAAGCGGGCTTTTTGGAGCGCCAGATTGGCAGCTTGGAAGACTACGGTTTGCGTCCTTTGGACGCAGGCGGCATCACTGCAGCCATCGACGCCAAACTTGCAACGCCAGGACTTCGCGCCAGCTCTAACATGACCAAAGTGTTGGAAGCGGTCAAAGACGACATTGCCAATTTGACGGCCAAAGGCGGCGGCGTCATCGACGCGCACGACTTGTACACGTTGCGCAAAGAAGGCATCAACGAGCGCATCATGCAGATTCTTGGCCAAACCGATCCAAAGATCAGCGCCAAAGTAACGCGCAGCGTGCTCCAAGAAGTTCGCCCGCTGATTGACGACGCAATCGAAAAAGCAGGCGGGACTGGTTGGCGGGACTACCTCAAGACGTACTCGCAAGGGATGCAAGCCATTGACCAAAAGGCCATGGCAGCGCAAGCAACCAAGTTGTTTAAAGATTCCCCACAGGAATATGTTCGTCTGGTACGGGGTAACAACCCAGACGCCGTGGAAGCCATTTTTGGCCCCGGCAGCTACGACATCTTTAAAGAGATGGGCAGTAAGATGCCTACGCTGGAAAAACTTGCGGTTGGTGTCGAGCGCACAAAACAAATGGGAGAAGCCGCTACGGCGGGCGCAGAAAAATTTACGTCTGTTGTGGAAGACGTAGGCCGGTCATTCCCGCGTCTGCCTAGTTTGCTCAGGCGCGACGTGACTATTGGTAACGTCACATTTGATGAACTTGAAAAACGGTTAAACAAAAAAGTAGCAATCAAACTGCAAGAAGGCATGCTATCGGGCAAGACCGCGCTAGAGATGCTCAATACATTGCCTGCGTCTGAACGTGCTGGCGTGTTGCGTCTTCTGACTGATCCTTCTAGGTATGGCAAAACTGGTGCGGCTGCGGCTCGCGCAGCAACCATGCCCGCTAACAATCTTGCACCTGAGCAAGAAAACCGTAACGCTTTGGCACAATGATGGACTACCAAGTACTCTTCAACATCGCCGTGGCCATCGCCGGGTTCTTCGGCGGGTGGACGCTCAACCGCATCTACATCGCCATCGACCGGCTGGACGGCGACGTGCGCAGCATGCCCCACGACTACGTGAGCCGCGACGACTACAAGGCCGACATCCGCGACATCCGCGACATGTTGGGCAAGATTTTTGACAAGCTCGACAACAAAGCCGACAAATGATCGACCTCACCAAAGCCATTGGAGCAGTTGCTGCCAGTGTTGCCGCGTTGGGCGGCAGCTATACGTTGGCCGACAAGTTTGGTTGGTTTGATAGGGCCATTCTTGAGTGGTCTCCAGAGCATTTCAAAATCGTGGCAGAAGCTGGGCAGCCGATCAACGTTACCGTTGCGCGGATCAAGAAACGGGACGACTGTTCTGTTGAGAGCTTCACCCCAAGCATTCGGGATGCGGCGGGTATGGTGCATGAGGCAACCACCACCGCAAGCCGATTCAGCGGCCCAGCAGGGCCAGAGATCGACACGTTTACGTACCAGTTGACAATGGTGAGAAAAGAGAAAATTGCTGAAGGCAAGGCAACCTTGCTGGCGACCATCAAATACAAATGCCCCGAGGGCGAGCGTGTTGTGCAGTATCCCCGCCACCCCA